GGGAACAATAGTGGGCAGCCGTCGACAGTGGTGGATAATTCACTCATGGTAATCATAGCAGTCATATATAGTTTGCTAATGAACAAGGTCGACGTTGCTCACTATGAGGATTTCTTCCGTTTTTTCGTAAATGGCGATGATTTGTTAATTGCAATTGAACCGACGAGAGTGGAAATGCTTAGCAACTTTTCCAAACATTTTCTTACTCTTGGACTGAATTACGATTTTAACAATATTGTCACAAAGCGCGAAGACGTGTCTTACATGTCACACGTCGCTCTCGAACGTAATGGCATATATATACCAAAACTTGACCGCGCTCGAATTGTTTCAATACTACAATGGGATAAGAGTACAGAGACGCAACATCGCGCTGAAGCTATCTGTGCAGCACTAATTGAAGCATGGGGTTATGACGATTTGGTGTACGAGATTCGTTGTTTTTATCACTGGCTTATCACAACAAATACTGAATTTATTGAGCTTAAGGCACGTGGTTTAACACCATATTTGTCTGAGCTAGCAACCGAATATTTATACACTTGCAAGCCAGTGCTGGAAGATGATATTTTTCGGTACACATCATTTCGTGACGAGGAGTTTGAGGATAGTGAAGTCGTATTCCACCAAAGCGACGTTCAGGAGATCGACGCAGGCTCAGAAACCACACCCAGCTCTGGGAAATCTGATAAGGGCAAAGAAATAGTTCAGAAGGATAGAGACATTGATGCTGGTACTAAAGGACCACCTATGGAGCGATATAGGAATAAGATGGCTTGGAAAATGCGACTCCCACAAGTTCGGGGAAAAACAGTAATAGATGTTGAAGCGCTTCTTAAGTATAAACCCGATCAAGCAGATCTTAGCAACAAATTTGCATCTCATGAACAATTTGACAAGTGGCATTCCGCTGTGCAAGAAGCATTTGAAGTGAACGATGAGGAAATGCGCAAGATAATGAATGGGCTCATGGTTTGGTGCCTCGAGAATGGCACGTCACCTAATCTAAATCAACCACTTCGAATAATGATAGATGGTCAACAGGTTGAGTACCCCATTCGCCCAATAATTGAAAACGCTCAGCCTTCCTTTCGACAAATAATGGCGCATTTCTCAGACTCTGCAGTTGCATATATCGAAATGCGCAACGCCACTGAGCCATACATGCCTCGATATGGTCTAGAGCGTAACTTGAAAGCGCGTGAATTAGCTCGCGTCGCTTTTGATTTCTTTCAAGTAACATCACGAACGTCCGCGCGTGATCGCGAAGCTCACTTTCAGATGAAGGCAGCTGCGTTAGTTAACACTAAGTCTCAGATGTTTGGCTTAGATGGTAACGTGGGCACACAAGAAGAAGATACAGAACGGCATGTGGCAGCAGATGTTAATCGAAACATGCACACACTGCTTGGTATGAGGCAACTGTAACGAGTCTTCAATACTATGTACGTGGATACTATTTTAGTGTGATAATATATTTTAAATGTTTATCTACCGAGTGAGGTAGTGTTTGCATGCGTGCTTACAGTGAACTCACTTTTATGTATCCTATGACTAGTAATATAGAACTTTCATAACGTGTGCACGTGCACTGTGGATGCGTCTGCTTTGGATGTTGGACATGGTATGAAATACATCACCATTA